TATTTGGTTTGTCTAGGCTACTCTCGTGGCCTGGGCACTAGGGAAAAACTTTGTGTCAACTTTACAGTTGGGTGTAGTCCCATCAACAATTCTCTGCTTTCAGCGATTGAAGATGTCAGATCTCTACGAAATTCCCGCAGCCGCTGTGCCTTTCGCCCCTGGGGCGATGGCATATGGGCTGTTGAAGGTTGCCTCCCGCATCGCTTATATGTATGCAGCGAAACTCTGCTCCAATCCCTCCTTTCAAGTTGGGTTCGCCAAGGGTTTCACCACCTGCACTGGTTTTCTACTACTCCAGCGTATCAAGCAATCAATTCGAAACGCCATTGACAGGCGTGCGTACACCCCGGAGGCCCTAGCTCCACCAAACCGCGTTACCGGTCTCGTCAACACTGCAGACGGCTATATATTCCGTGAGTCCATGAAGGACCCATGGCTTCGAGCCGAACCTACCAACCTTGTGCCCATCTTGGACGCGCAGGGGGTTCAAGTTGTTGACGAGAAAGGGGACCCTCGCTACACCCAATCTGGGTGGAAACTCAGTCCCATACCTCCACCACTACCAGGTAACGAGTCGATCGTTCGTCATACCCCCGACGCGATCATGCGGCCAGTGTTTGGCCAGAGGTGGCCGAAGGGCTTCCTCACACTTAACTATAACGAAGACGGTCTCCGCGACGTCGGCGCGTGCGCAGCCAGGTTTTACAACCTGCTCATTACAGCTGGCCATGCCACAGAGGACCCACGTTACGTTCTCTACCCCCATCGCAGAAGCATCGTCCTCTTAGGAGGAAACGGTACACGACAGAAGACTGTCGACCTCACTGGGTACAAGAAACACCAGCTACATGCTTATGATCCATCCACGGACTCAGGCACTGGCTACGATCTGGTCGCTTACGAGCTTCCGGAGGCCTTGTGGGCTATGCTCTCCGTAGAGCAGCTCGCGCTTAAAGATATCGACACCATCGGTACAGGTGCTTTTGAGTGCTTCGGCATTCAAGACGATCAGATCGTCAAGAGCACAGGGCATTACGTCGAGGACGGACAACTCGAGATGACCCAGGGGATTTCCTCCTACACAAACAATACAATCAAGACCATGTCCGGTGGCCCATGCTACTCAGTCAACGGCGCAGTAATAAAGGTTGGAGCAATCCACCTTGCCGGAGACTGTTATAGTAAGGGCTGCAATCATGGCGCCACAGCGTGGGCGCTAATCGCTCTCCTCGCGAAAGCTGGTCACAAAGAAAGGACCGGTTTAGCAATCGTGCAAGACCACATTAAGAGGATTGAGCAACTCCGCAAAGGCAATACCGACAAGGCGTTTGCCGACGCAATCACACCACCTCCCGTCCCGGAGTCATTCATGATGAATCTCACGAAGGCATGCGGCCTTGAGTCTAAAGAGGCTCGCCGCAGGCAACTGATGTGGCTCAGACAACAAAGAGAACGAGACGAGAGGGACGAACAAGAAGAAGACCTCGAACAAGCTTACCAAGATGAGCTCCTCGACCGCAGAGACGACTACCACGGCCCTTTAAAGGCAGATCAAGAAGACGCTGCAGAGGAGAAAGTCGAAGAAGACAGGAAAGCACGTGGGAAAAGGTCTGCAGGACCCTCCAAGCGCGACGGCTTTAACGAGTCGTGCCAAGAGGAGCAAGATGCAATCGATTGGATTGCAGCTTTCCATCAGTGCAACATCGAGGCGGCTACGCAGTCTCGCATTTTCACGGCGCTCGCAGCAGATGCCTCCGCATTGACTCCACAACACATGTTCACCCCGAACTCCATCGCCTGGAGTAACTTCCTACGCGGCACCTCGCTCACTATCAGACAGCAGTACATTATCATGCGCAAGGTTTCCATCCTTAACCTCGAGTTTTCACCCGGTTGTGTTGAAGGAGACTTTGTTATTCCGCAGAGCGTGCCCAAGCCAAAGAAAGAGAAGCCCATCGACTTCGATCTACCAACAGAGGACGAACCCGTTCCTCCAAAGAAGGTTCTCGAGTCCAAGAAAGTTATAAAGCCACTTGCGCCTCCCGCCAAGTCCACTCGAGACCTTCTTGCCAGGCCAGCCTCCTACAGGGAGAACCATTTGCAGTCCGCTCCTAGCGGCCCACCTATCAACGTCACTAGGCGGAGTTTTCTTCGCTATGCTGGCTACAAAGTTAACGGTGGTCCCAAGCCGTGGACTGATCATATTCCTCTTACCCAGGCGTATTCCATTCCCACCAAGGCCAGAGTAGGAGCAGCCATTGCTGACAGTGACTCCCTACAAGACATCCATCCTGACCGAGACATTCTTATTTCCGCGGTCTTCCAGCATATTCTAGCTGGGGGTCTTAAAGATCTTAGGTACCTCCGAGAGCCCTACCAGGGCAAGGTGACAAATTTCACACACGAAGAGCTTTTGTTTTCATCAGCTTTTAGTGACTACGTGACTTGCCACGACAAACGGGGGATTGAACACGCTTTCGTGTGCAGACATCCTAAGGTTGGCACCAATAATTCTGTTACGATGCCCGACCGCGACGGTTTACCTTGCTTTGTGCGCAAGGCTAAACTTACAAAACGCAGCTTTCAGAAGTCGCAGCCCATGAAGTCCATCGACGACGTCTATATTGACGTCTGCAAGAGGCATGGTCTCGACTACGCACCTGACGGTGAGCCTAACAAATTCGTCTTCCCCCCTACGGGGCCTGAGGCGGTTGAGGCATCGCTGCGAGCTCAGAGCGCTAAACTCTGGCGAGCTAACCAAGAGGCCGACCAAGGCCACGACTTCGCTTTTTACGAGGCCCTCTACTCCAAGACCCCTCGCTACTACATTGTTGCCGAACACAGTTTCGAAGAAGCGCTGACCCTCCTATATACCACTATGGATGGGTCCAAATCTGCCGGGTTTTCAACCCACATCAGGCCAGGGACGAAAGCCGCCTGGCTTTCCTCAGAGGAAGGCAGAGCACAAAACACCTACTTTTCTATTGCACGCCTTTGCTTGCGCTTCGTTGTTGGAGCGGATTACATGAGCTTCGCCACGCCTATGGAAATGCTAAATGATCTCCTCAAAGATCCCGAAGTACTTTCCGTTAAATGCGATGCCCACGGCAAAAGCAAGATCGATTCACAGGCTTGGCGCCTGATATGGATCCCATCTTTGTGCGACTCCACATGCCAGCTCTTGTGTCACTACGACAAGAACAAATCGGACATTCACGCGTTCACAGCAGGCATCAACAACACCACGCTGATCGGCTTAGGCCATCATGAC